GTAAATCTGTTCCAGCAGTTGAAGATATGGTATTCCCATTAATATTAAGATTATCTACTTGTAATGCTGTTAACGTTCCTAGTGATGTAATAGCTGTTTGTGCTGCTGTTGTTACGGTAGCAGCCGTACCTGACGCATTCCCTGTAACATTACCTGTTAAAGGACCTGCAAATGCATCGGAAGTTACTGTGCCATCAAAGTAAGCATTTTTAAATTCTGTAGAACTTGTTCCTAAATCTATATCATTGTTTGATGAAGGAACAATAGCTCCATCAGTAAATGTAACTTGACTTGCTCCTGCTGTTGCAACTGTTATAACATCAGAACCTGAGAAAGTAATACTTGTATTGGTATCACCATCACCAGTAATTGAGTCTAGTTGTATATCGCCAACATTGGTTATGTTAGCATCATTAAAACTTGTAGTTCCTAAAGTGTTGGATGCTGCTGTAGAAGTTAATCCTGCAGCCATAGTCACACCACCACCATCAGCTATCTGAATAGCATCATCACCATCTGTAAAAGCAATTAAAGGTGTTTGTAATTCTGTTGTAACTTGAAAATTAGCTATTGTATCTATTGCAGATTCAAAATAAGTCTCAAAATCTGTTAAGGCAACTTGCTTCATTGTGCCATTGTCGTTCACAACAACCCTGTCTGCATCAGCTAATGTGGTAGAGGTAGCAGATGTTCCACCATCCACTATATTTAATTCAGCAGCTGTAGAAGTAATAGCAACGCCAGCATACTGTAACGCACCTGCTGATGATATATTAACAGCAGTTGTACTAAGTTGTAATAAACTACTTGTAGCTTCACCATCTGATACCGCCCTTAATGTTGAGTCGATTCCTGAATTACTATTAGATACTTGTAATAAGTCCTTATAGCTATCTTTTATTCTTTGTCCTGTTAATGTTGCCATATTTTACCTAAAGTTTGCTGGAACAACAGCTCGTGTTCCACCTGTTTTATCTCTTTTCTTTGCACCAAATTTTTGTATACTTTCTTTATAGTTTGCTAAACATTGTTGCCCAGAAGCCATTCTTATTTGTGCTATGTTTGGGTCATTTGTTCTTGCAGCTGCATCCATTAAAGCTTTAGCTTTTACATAATCTATTAACGCAGGTTGTAAAGCATTGTCTACATCTATAGTATCTGTAATTGAGCTTAACTTATCAGGCTCTGCATCATAAGAAATTAATAACCCATTTGTAATTACATCTCCACTAGAGCCAATGTGCACAGCTTTGTATTGACCTTCTGCTGTTTCTGTAGTCCCACCATCATCTTTAGTTGTAGCTATTGCTAGCTTATCGCCTTCAACCCACCATACAAATGAGTCTGAAGGGTCTGTGTAATCACTGCTTATTGCTGCCATTTTTTATTCCGTATCTGTTATTTTAATATCTTGGTTTACTAGTCGTGGTATTCTTATATACTCTCCATCAGAGTTTAAAATACTACACTTAAAAACTTTGTTTACAGTTATATCTCTGTTGTCATCTAATCCATACCATAGTTGGTTGTGAACTAAATTTGTTTTTGCCCACTCTATTTGAACAGAATACTTACCCATATCAACTAAAGCTTCGTTAATTAAATTTATAACATAGTTTTCTGATAATCCAGGAACTGCCTGAAGCACTCTGCTATATATTTCTTTTGCACTAAATTCTATTGCTGCCATTATAATTCCTCATACATTGATGTTACATTTTCCCACTCTTCATCTGCATTTTGCCACAAGCTAAAGAAAACTAAAACTCTTGACCACGTTGTAGATATTGCAGAACTTAATTCTTTTGACCAGGAAGTAGCATCTTCCATGCTTGTTACTTTTGTCCAGTCTGTTCCAAGATTAGACATTATGCAGATGCCTGTAGTGTTTGAATTTGTTCTTTATATTGAGCGTCTAACATTTGATACTGCTGTGTATACCAAGTATATTTTGCATTATCCACAGCAACTCTTCCTTGCATTTCTTGTAAATATCCTGAAGCAATTCCAATCTTAGTTTGTATCTCATTAGAATACCCTTGAGCTGCAGATATATAAGAAATAGCAACATTACCTTGAACACCTACTTGTTGTAGTCTTTGTGTAACTTCTGCTCCATAAGAGTTTACTTCGTTTACTGCCATCTGTGCTTCTGATAAATAAGCATTACCAGTCTGTAATCTAGAATTAGACTCTTCTCTTTTAGCTTGAGCCTGTGCTAATCTAGCACTTATTTCATTACCATATCCTGATGCTATTCCTAATTTAGATTGAATTTCATTAGCATATCCTTGTGCTGTTGCTGCAAATCCTTGTCCTGCAGATAAATATGTTCCAGCTGTTCCTAAATACCCTTGTGCTGCTTTTGCAAAACTATCAGCAACTCTAGAAAATCCAGCTCCATTTTGTATATACCCTTGTGCAACACTAATCTGTGCTTGCACTTGAGATGCTTTAGCACTTACTTCACCCATATAGGTTTGAGCTTCTCCTGCTCTTGCATTAGCTTCTGCTAAAAATGCATTACCAGCATTAATTCTATTTCCTGTTGTATTAATGAACATTTGAGTTGTAGCTAGGTATGCTTGCACTTCAGAGCCGTATCCTTGTGCAGCACTAATATGAGCTCCTATTGCACTATTGTATCCATTAGCTAAGGCTATTTCAGCCTGTGCTTCCGATAAACGGTTTTGTGCAGTAGATATATGTGCTTGAACTGCTTGTCCTTTTGCTCCAGTAAATGTTGCTCTTGAAGATACTTCAGTAGCAAATCCATTTATTTCTGCAGACAGTCCTGAAACTTTAGCTTGAAATTCTTGTATATGTACCTGTGCTCTATTTTGTTCTGTTTGTGCAATAGATAAAGCACCATTCATTAATTCTACATCTTCTTCTGTATATAAGTAAGTTGCTGCATCTCCTGCTGCATTACCAGTTGGAGAGTTAGCACCATCATCTACAATCTTTTGTGCATTATCTAATGCATCTTTTACCTTGGTAAATCCTACGCCAGTTGTATAAACATCTTCATCTCCAAATAATGCAGGGTCACCACTTGCTGCTTGAAATTTATCTACAGCAGTATTCATTGCATCTAATGCTGTTTCAAAGTCTCCACCATTATCTGTCTGACTTGCTATCTCTGCAGCTTCTGCTTTTGCTAATACTATTTCAGCTGCTGCCAAAGCTACTGCAGCTTCTCCAGCTGCTAATCTATCTGTTACTCCAGGGTTTGCAGTTATTAAAGCTACCGCTGCATCTACTTGAGCGTGAATATCTGATAAAGCTGTTGCTACTGCACCATCATCTGCTTCTAACTCTGCTTGAGCAGATTCTAAAACAGCTTTGTCAAACTGACCATTAGCCGAATCTACTGCAGCATTCATTTTATCTGCCGCAGTGTTAATAGCTGCACTAGCTGTATCTATACCAGAATCAACTAAGACCGCTGCTTCTGCTAATTCTAATTTAGCTAAGTCTAATTCTGCATTATCTAAAGCAGTCTCTGCTGCCATCTTGTCTACTTCATCATTAGCTAATCCTATTTCAGTAAGAGCAGAATCTGACTGAGCATTAATTAATAGTACTTCTGCATGAATATTATCTGCTATAGATTGTAATTCATCTAATTCTGTATTAATTGCTGTTAAGGCAGTATTAACATCTCCTTCTGTGTCAGCCTCTCCCAAAGCTAGCAATGCATTACTTTTATCAAATTCTAAATTAGCTAATAATGTTGCATCATTAATTCTTCCTGCAGCAGTTGCCATTGCAGCTAAAGCCGTATCTACGTTTGAGTCTACATTAACTGCTGTCTCTGCTAGCTCTGTTACTGCAGTGTCTACCTGCGTATTAATTAAGTCGCATATAGCTTGAGTTTCATCTAACTCTGTATTTACTGCAGTTAAAGCAGTAGTAATGTCTGCGTTAGTTTGTATATTATTCATTAATCTTTGAACACTATTTCTTGCTGCATATAATACTACCGCACTTTCTCCTTCATCTGGAAAGTTAGATATTGCACTATCTCCATGTGCTACAGTAATTGCCATATTTATATAAGTTAGTGAGCTGTCAGTTGATGCTGCACTAGCAGGATATGTTTGTAATACATCTCCTTCAATTACATAAGCAGGGTCACTAGTAGAAGCGTATTCCATATAAGATGAATCTACAACTCTACCTCTTTGGCTTGGTAATAATTGTCTACAAGGCATATGATAACTACTATTGTTATTATCTTTTCTTGTAACTGATACTATTTTTTTACCTTCTATATCAATAGTATTTGTAAAGCCATCAGTAGAAGAAATTCTTTGTAGAGTGTTACCAGGCAATATACCCATAACAGAACGAGCACCTGAAGTTAACCAATCAGATAACGCATCGTCTTCTGTGCTAGCAAAACCTGTTAAGGCATCTACTTGATTTTTAAATGTTTCAGCCATTATCTACCTTGTCCTCTGTATGGTTTTATATAGTTCTTTGTACTCATTTTATTTCCCATTTTAGTATTCTTACTCATACCTTGCCTAGTTTTTTTCTTGCCATTAGTTCTTCTAGTTTGCTGTACTAAACCTCTCATTAAAAACTAATGCTCTCCCCTATTCTTACTTTTCTTTTATCTTTATCTATCATATCAAATATTTGAATATCATCTTTGGAAGGGTTTTTAAACTCATTATTAAAATCATCTTCTGCTTCTTCTTCTGCAGTATAAGGTAAAATATTAATACCTAACGAGTCAGCATTAAAAAAAGGTAAAACTGTGTTTAATTCTTCTAATGCAGAATCTGGAATTGCTTCTACAGGATTTGCAAAATCATTTTTAAAAATTCCTAAAATTCTTTCAATAGAATCTCTTGAAGACTTTTCTGAGCCTAATACTTGTGAGTCTTTTTGTTTCTTAGTTCTACCGGCAATCCATTGTTGCCCACGTTCAGTTGCAACCCAGCCATCTTCAGTTCTGTTATTCAAGTTTACGTTACCTGAACCTTCTTCGTCTCTCATTCTTTCTAACTCAGGTTCTACTCTCATATCAAATTTACTTTTCATGTGAGGAATATTAGTTCCATACTTTAAATTGTATCTTTTAATATTATCATTTTGGCCTTCAGGTGTAAACTTTTTCATAAAATCTTCTTTAGTATTTTCAAATCTTTCTATTAAAGTTTTAGGAAAATATCTATCTAAAAATTTATCTATAACTTGTAGTCCTTTTTTTTGTTCTGAATTTGGATTTCGTTTATTATATAAGTCTTCTCTCATTTGCTTCCTTTTTTGTGAATCAATTTTATCGGCAGCTCTAATTTCGTTTATACGATTTATAATACCTATTGAAACGCTACTATTGTCTCTACCTTTAAGTTTATTTTCTTCTACAATTTCGTATGCACTTTTAGTTAACATTATTTTTTATACCCTATTTTTTTCTTTACTACTTTCTTTTTCTTTTTATTCATAGCATACTTTCTTCTTTTGCCATTAAGCTTTGAGCTTTTAATTGTTCCATACATTATTTGTTTTCTCCAAAAATCATTGTATCCATTTTCTTTGAACGTTCTTGTTTATTCTTTTTATTAGTTCTTTCTATATGTTTATCCATACTCATACTTCCAAAATCTATTTGGTCTTTTCTAATAGCAGTTGCCATAGGTGTATCTCTCAAAACAAACTGAGTACTCCATTTTGCAGGATGTGCTCTTAACCCGCAAGAAGGACAATTAAAACGTCTCTCCTGATTAGGCTCATTACAATGTTGACACGACTTCATTTACTATCCAGTAGATACAACAATATATGCAATTCTAGTTGCATCTAACTTTACTGATTGTATATCTACAATAGCATTGTTAGTGCTGTCTAGAGTTTGAATGTAGTCATTTATTTCTTTAGCTAAAGAACCTGATACACTACTCGCTGCTGGACTGATGTCATTAATAATTACTTTTGTAATTGTATTATAATCTGCCATTTTATTCTCCTATTAGTTTTAAAATTCTTTTGGGTGTTTGGGGTTACACCTTTTTACGTATAACCCCACAGTACCCAAACTGTTAATCCTCACGGATTGGTTTATGCTATAGTTGTAGCGTTAGCTGAAAAATCACTATCACTAAGGTCTTTAACAAACGCTTGGATAATCCACTGAGTACCATCAGAGATAAGTTCAACTCTATCTCCTGGGGTAGCTGCAGCAGTAAACACAAAGAAGTCGTCACCAGTAACTGCAAAGTTACCAGCTGTTCCGTCTACTTCATGTACTTGTCCAATGTTATCGCCTTGACCTAAAGCAATATTAACAACGTTGTTCATAGAACCATCAGTTGCTGCAATTCCTTCAGTTAGTACGACAGTACAATTCCATCCTATATCTGAAATAGGTGGAAGTGTTAAAGTGGTTTCTGCAGCAGGATTAACTACGAATAGTTTTCCTGAATCGTCTGCGTCTAATGTCTTATCAGCAGTTACTGCTTCTACGACCCACTGTTTATACTGTTTACCATATTGTCCACTACTACTATTAAGTACGTTACTTCTAGCCATCTTACACTCCTTCTAAATTAATTAAGTAATGTGATTCTGGTAGACATACTTCTAGTCCAGCTTCAGTAAGAATCATATCTTTTCTCAAGTCTTCATCTGCACCTTGTACATTTGTCATAACTTGAGTATCACGATTAATTCCATTACCTACTAATGGTCTGTAGTATAGTTTACTCATATCAGCCATAGCCATCATACCAGATGAATGTCCTCTAAATAGAGGTTCTTTCACTAAAAATACTGAACCGTGAACTGTATTAATCTCCATTAACTGGTGACCATACTGTCCTGATAGTTCATCCATATTTATTTGGTATTGTGTACTAGCAGTTGATATATCAGAAAATGAGCCGTTACCCATTTTGTTAAAGAAAGAAATAACAGGAAGAGAAGCTAATGCTAATCTTTCGTTACTTCCACCTCTAGCAGGGTCAAACAACACTTCGAAGTCTGATAATAGTCTATCATAAGTAAGCTCTGAAGCTTGTGCAGTTCTGAAGTATGCTTTACCTGACTCATAAGATAAGTTAGATGTACCGCCTACTACTGTACTGTTTTTAATGATGTGACCTACTAGACCTTCTGAGTATTGTACTCCGCCTACTTTTGCTTTTTGATTGAAAAGAAATGCTCTTTCCATATCTATTTTGTGCTCTCTCATTTTTTGAGCTAACACTCTTTCAAACTCGTTAGATACTCCACGTAGTTGTGTTGCATATGCTGTGTTTGAAATCTCAGCAGCTGTTTTGAAAATTTGGGTATACCCATAATTATCTTCTAAACTGTCTGAGAAAACATCTGGTGACCCAGAACCCTCTGCGTAAGCTGTACCAATGATTTGAGCTTTTTTGTTATCTAAAAGCTTATTTGCATTAGTTGCTGTTGATGATACAGAAATCACTTTACCAGTGAAAGTTGTATCTGCAGAATTTTGAGTTGGTGCAGTTTCTACTCTAACTATTACGTTAGCGTAAGTTGCATCTGCTTCAGTTCCACCTAGTGTTCTTACTGCAAAAACCATTCCTTTTACAAGGAAGTCTACTGCAGCTCCATCAGATGTGTCTACAGTAAAAGCTACTGTATCTCCAGATACTTGTACTGCACTACCATCATGATTACCTTTTAAAAGGAACTCTCTACTTGTATAATTAATCTTTGTTCTATCTTCTAGATAACGAAACAAAGAATCATCCGTAGGAAGTTTTGCAGTTTTACTCAGGTATACGAAGAAAGGACTTTCTTCAGGTGCTAGTTCAGCAATCCTATCAGAAAAGTTATATAATCTTCTTCTATCTGGAGCAACTCCATAATCAGCAGCAGTAGTAGCAGCAGTCAAGTTTGTTGACTTTATTTGTCCGCTTATTGCCATTGTATTCTCCTATTTATTTATTTACGTTTTATTCCCTTGCTAATGCTACCAGTCTGAGCTGCATTAAGAATTTGGTCCCACATTCCATCTTGTTCAGATTTAGTAGGAGCCGCTCCACCTTGCAATACCCCTGCGGTTCTTGCTTGGTTAGATGTATCTAGCTTTTGAATAATAGGTTCTTTGTATTCACCTTTATTCATTTTAAATAACTTAACTAGATTGTCTAAAGGAACAGAGTCTTTTGGTGCAGAAGTAAATTCCATAAATTCTTGGACTTCATGTTCTTGCATTCCAAACTCACTCTTTAACTTATCAACAGTATTATTTAAAAACTGTCTTTGCTCTTGACCTTTCATAGCATTTTGCACTGCACTGTTTATTCTGTTTTCTTCTTGTTTCACACGATAATCGTATGATGAAGAACCAGGTTTGTTATACGCTTCCCACGGATTGAATTCGTCTTCGTTTAGCTGTTGTGCTTCAGCTGCTTTTGTTCCACCGTTATTTCCAACAATATTATCTCTTAAAGTTTCTACAAGGTCTGGTCGTTGCTCTAACAAGTTAATTAATGGTTTGTACTGGCTAAGATGTTTTTTATCAGCGTCAGCTCTGTCATACATTGACTGAAACTTTTTAGCTTCTTTTTCCCAGTTCATACTTTCATTTCCTTCTAAAGTACCTTCTTGTTGACCCTCTACTTGAACCCCATCCATGGATTCTACAGCTTGAGTATCGGTTATTGATGTTTCATTATTCATTATTACTCCTTTGATGTCTCTTTCTTTTGAGCAGAACTACGTACATTGGATTCGATTACTTTAATCTCTCCACGCAATTTCTCTAATTCGAGCAACACCTTGTCGTTTAGTTTGTTCTTATTAACACGCCTATCGGCATTGGCATTAGATTCTATATCGTTTAGACGAGTCTTAAATTTCTCAACTTCAGTTCGTTTTCTATCCGAAATAGATTCTCTTGTGGCCGTTTGCAGGTCTCCCTGTAAATTTTGTATTGTTTCACCCATAGAAGCCATTTGCTGTTGCATCTGCTCTCTTTGGTTCATTCTTTTTAATATACCTTCTTTGTCAAAAATATCTGGGTTTTTCTTTAAAACTTCTACTTGGTCTATAATACCCATTTGATACGCTTCTAAGTACACAGCTAGTTCAGCATACTTGCTTGTAGGTAAAGTTGAGCCAGACTCAATACCAACATCGTGTTGTTCTAAATTATGTTTGTCTTTTTTTAAATCAAATATAGTCTGTGTTTTATCTGAGTATATCTGACTCATAAGTTCTGACATATCATTATTTGGCTGTGCCAGCCTAAATAGTTTTTCATGAGTGTAATGACTTTTACCATAATTATATAGTACTTTTCCTAGCCGTTTAATACTAAACTCTATATCTCTTAGTTTTGATTTAGGTCTTTCACTACCAAGAGCAATCAATCTTTCTGTACCTCTTGCAGTGTCAGGAGCTTTATCTCCAAGCCCTTGCATAATTTCTGGAATACCAAAAATAAAATTAATATAAAACTCTGCTTGCTGTATTAATTTATAAAATTCTCCAGTTAAAGGCTGCGGTGCTGGATAATGAGGCTCTCCTTGTGAAGAGTCTACTTCGATTACCGCATTTGGATTTGCCCAATCTTTTTCTAATTGTGATACACTTTCTACACTTCCTAAAGGAACCATAAGTTTTAAACCTGCAGATGCTTGTGCATGAGAAAGAGCCAAGGACCAAAGCTTATTAAGCAATCGTTGCATTGGCCTTGCTCTTGAAATATCTGAACGAGGATAAGGAGTTTGAGTCCATACATTAGCTATTGGAACAATAGGGTAAACATCAGTATTTAAAGTTGTTTCATATAAAACTACTTCTCCAATACTTGCTGTAACTTTAATTCTGTTTTGATATACTTGTGTAATATCTACTTGTCCCATTTCTATCATTTTTTTATTTTCTTCTAAGAATGATGAAAAATCTGCTTCATCAACAATAAATTCTTCTCCAGATTCATTTTCTCTTAAAATATAATATGGTACTTTAACCTTATAAAATCTTTCTAATATCTGATATCTAGCATCATGCATATCAGTATAGCCTTTAACTTTGTCTGGTGTATACATATTAATACTTGATACATTAATATTGTCTGGATAGTCTTGATTTAAACTATAGGCAGATATTTCATTTATTAATGGCTCCATTTCTTCTTGAGTTTCTGGGTCTATATTAACTCCTAGTTCTGGATATAAGTTTAACACTTGGTCATTTGTTAGTATTGTAGATAAAATAATATTATCTGCATCTGTAAAAAATCTATCTCTTGAAGAAGCTGGTACATAAATTCTAAAAGGGTCTACATAAGAAAACTTAACATCTCCTTTTCCAAAATCTGAATCATAGTCTACATAAGCATATACATATCCTAAGCCAACAACACAATAATCGTGTATTGCTTGCTTCATTTGGGCATCTCCATCTGAATTTTGCCATACAAAACCCATAATAAGTCTCCACAAATATGCTATCGATGAATCAGAATCTTCTCTAGGTATAACAGTAAAAGCTGGAGGCCTTGCTGTTAACATACTTTTTAGCCTTTCTACTGCAGGAGATATTCTATCCATAGGAACATCTGCCTGATTTTTTTCAGCTAAGTCATTTGATTCGTCTGTAGTAAAATGATTTCCTAAATAAAAATCTATATCTTGTCTAGCATCTCTTTCCCAAGATTGCCTGTCGTTTTTATACCTATCATAGGTTTCTTGATTTTTTAATGCTCTTTTATCATATTCCATTTAATGGCCTTATTTTTATAAGAAACGACACAATGCTACGTTTGCTAATTTAACTCTTTGTCCTCTGTCAATGCAAGTAAAATGTTGATAAGATGTGGATAACTTTATTATTTTATTGAACCAGTTATCCAATTATATACTTTATTTGCTTTTAATGAGGTTGATTTAGTTACAGAATCTCTTAACTGTGTTATTTCAATCGCTGTACTGCTTGGTGGTTTTGCAAAATAATCTGCATAATACAAAGCATCCATCAAGTCATCGTTCTTTGGTTTGGGATGTTCAAAAAATTCATCCACTATTTCTGTCATATGTTTTTTTATAAACAATTTTTTAGAATTAACAATAGGACCAAGAGATGTTTCTAGTCTATCTGCTTTTTTAATTCCATATGGAGGCTTAACTCCTTTAAATATTCCTGGCATTAATCTTCTTTCTTTATGAGAAATTCTAGTTGTCATATCTCTTACCATTTCTTGAGCTGCTACAGTTTCTATTGTTACTCTTCTAACTGGAGAATATTTTTTTGCCATTTTAATAATTTCTTCCGCCATATCAAATGCTGGTATTTTTTCACGAAAGTAATCTAGTATATATCTATTCTTGTTTGAATCAATACCCATAACCATAATAACTTGATAGTCTGAAGTCGCACTAGCTGTTGCTGCTAAATCTACTCCTAAGTAAACATTAATCGGTATAGCTTCTTTGTTTCCTACTAAGTACGCATAATTATTTCTTTTTTCAAAAAAATGATTATAGTTTTGTATTCTGTCTATTTTAAAAGCAGCAGATTCTGAATCACGAGCATCATTCATATACTCTTGAGCAAACTTGTTAACTAGACCAGCTTCAATAAATTCTTTTCTTTTATTTTCTAATTTCTTTAAAGAGAACTGTTCAGGCCATAAAGGAACTCCATCTTCAACAGCTCTATGGAATGTTACATCCCAAGGATAGCTACGATTATTCTTACGTGCATCTCTAACACCATCATGAATATTTTGCAAGAATGAATCATAATGTACGATTGTACCAGTCAACCAAATCCAACCTTCACTACCAGGTGTTTCTTCTAGTGAGGGGTATACTGTAGATACAATCCATTTTTTTAGTTCTCCTCTTCTTTCAGGAGTTTTTGTATTTAGCTCTGATTCAAAGTCATCAAGAATAATTCCAGTGTAACGCACACCTACTTCTGCACGACCACGCAATCTTTGAGCAGAACCTTTAGCAATAATTCTATCTCCTTTTGGAGTAATAATATCTTTTTCTGTCCATCGTTTCCCTACACTACCTCCATCCATATTACCAAAGTAATAACGAATCATTTCATTTTCTTCAAAGTGGTGTCGTATATATTTTAAATGGTCAACAGATTGTCCTTGTTCTTCTGATACCCAAGCCACAAAGTTCTGCTTATCTGTTTCAGCAAATAGAAACTTGTGCATAATAGCAGATTTAGCTAGAATGCTTTTCCCCATACCACGAGGAATGATATTACAAATACGTGCTCCAGGTTTATGTGCTATCAATTTCTTAGATAGGTCGTAGTGGAACTTAGGACTTTCACTTTTATGTAAAAAGTCTTGAGGTAGAAATACACGACCAAAGAATATTAAATCTTTGTATGCTTTAGATAATACTTCATCACGCTCTGCCATTACAGACGGAGGAGGAATAATGTTAATCTTTTTGTTTTCCATCTTTTATTAATTTCATACTACTCATCTCTAGTATTTCTTCTTTACTAAATCCAGTAAAGGCTTGTCCTAATAGGAGTGATTCGCTTTTTGTTTCTTTTGGATACATACTTTGTATCTTCATAAAATTTTCTAATGCACGTAACTTTACCGCATCAGATGTTTCTTCGTTTTCAACAATATTTTTTGCTTGCTCTAGTGTCCATCGTTTATCAATACCAATATCACTTAGCAGTTCTTCTATTTCTTTTTCCACTTCTTGTTTTATCCTTGTTTGTTTTAGGAGTACAGACGATTTAATCTTTGCTGTTTTTTCATTGTTAGTTTCAAAACAATCTAAGTATGCTTGCATTGGTTGTTCACCATGAGCAATCATCTTAACAAATCGTATCTCTCTCCATGTTAATGGTTTTTCTTCTACGTTTGTTCTCTTCATAAAAGAATGATAATCTTTTTTCGGTTCTCCACCCATCTTTCCAGAACCAAAAGATGGTCCAAGCAATGTAATGAAGTAGTCATCATATGCTCTGATATGCGTGTTCTTCATTTTTTTTAACTTAAGTATTTGTGTGACTTGGTTATCGTCAGTAAGAACCCAATCGTTTTCTTGTCCTTTTCTCCAGTCTTCAACTAGTGCTGCGTCAGGAAAAATAGAACGAAATTCTTTTTTGTCCTTGAATACATATCTAGGTATACCTTTAATAATCCTTTTATGCATTAGGCTTCAACAAGATTACCCCATACAGTGCACTTGCCATTAACAATTTCAATGACTTCCACTTGAAAGTTTCCATTAGGAAACCAAGTAATAATACTGAATGCGTGGTTCCAGTTGTGTAGTCTGCCACGTAGCCACTTGTTTTTTTCTCGAGACATATCTTTAAGACATCCAATTCCCCACGCTCCTATAGTTCCTGCATCAAGTTTTGTTAGTGTATGTCTTTGTACGTCATGTGTATGCCCGTACATAATATTGGCTCCATATGTCTCGAGATGTTTTTTAGCATGGTATGTAGTTGCATAAGCACCATGAAGAAAGTTAATCTTCCCAATTTTTAAAGGAACATTGTATTCATAGTATTTGTATCCACGCTCTTTTATTCTACACGCTTTAGGAAACGTATAGTCTTTCATATAAGGATACTTGTCTACAAAGTTGTCCATCCATATTTCATGGTTACCTTGTAGCATATATCTTTTTTCAACTTTATGCTTATCTAATTCAGCATCAATTCTATCTAATCCTTCGTTTACATCATCAATGTCTTGGTCGCAATAGGGTAGTTGAAACTCCAATGAAGGTAGCTTCTTACCTTTATATTTCCATGCTGAAAAGTTATGCCACTCTCCTACATCTCCAATATTGATATAAATCTCAGGTTTTACTATTCCTATTGCTTGTAGTGCACACGATAATGCCTTCTCGTCATGTAAAGGAAAATGTATATCGGGGAATACTATTGCTCGTTTAAGCTTCTGCTTTTGTTGTGCCATGAAAAATCTCCTTAAATTTGTCTTCATCCATCATTTCAGGCTCTTCTATATTTGTAATGATTTCAAATAATTCAATTATATATTCTAGCACTACTGGGTTTGGTGCCATAATCTCTGCGTCTTTTAGTTTTAAGACGATATGTTTAAGGCGGTGTAGTGCTTCAGGAAGTTCCATTATTTTTCTGGCTTATCGTGACTAGCATCATCTAATTCTTTACTACTTAGTTCATCAACAAGGAACTTAACATAGTTATTGATTAAAAATCTACGCTCTGTTAGTTCTTGTTCTACCTTTAAACAACTCCCTGAAAGCTGATTAGCTCGTTGAAATTGTGCTTGTGCTTCTTGTGACACCTCTGAAAGTAGGAATTCGTATTCTTTTTCATTGTGCATTATCTTTATTGTTTGTTCTTTATCGGACATTACTTCTCCTGTGTGTAATTAAGTTACCCACAAGTTATCAACATTACCTTTATACTTACAAGAACTTTTTGCGTTTTTACTTTAAAAGATTACTTTATAGAGAGAAGGAAAGAATAATCCTTGACAAGGGCCCTATAATACCTTATCTTTAAACAAGAGTTTTGAGGGCTAGCTTATTAGGGTAACCCTATTAGGGTACTCGTATTAGGGTAACCTTATGTAAGGAACCCTACCCCCACTACATATTAGGGAACCCGAAGTAAGGTTACCTTAAAAAAAATATTAGAAAAATATTAGGGGATTATGTGTACGCTTCTTTCATTGCCAAAGCCCCCCGCCCGAAAGCAAGGTTGAAAATTCCAGATTAGGTTGAAAAGTTGAGATTAGGAAACCCGTTAAGATTTCCTAATCCGACTAGTCAGTCTGCTTTATCTATTGAAATATTTATTATCAAATTCGTCTAAGTCATATTTTAATAACACTTCAAGAGTAAAGACTTGACATCTTGCCCAAGTTCTTTCTTGTAATAGTTCATCAAATAAATTATCATCTTGTCTTGAACTATCATTTATATAATTATCAACTTCTTGATTTGCTATCTTAGACTTCGTTTTAAGCTCCGCTAGTCGTGCTACAATCGTGTCAATCGCTTTTTTGTATGTTTTTTTCATCATTTTAAACTCCGTTTGTTTGTTTGTTTTCATATTAATAACACGCTATAGACTGGAATAAGTTCCCACTTATGTTAAATACTTTATATAGTTACTATATCTACACACAAGCCAACCACAACCCAATCTATACTATGCCCTTAGA